AGTCTAATTAGAACCATTGGCCTTGGGTATGCCGTAAGTCGACTTAGTTCAAACACAATCAAATCAAACAACAGTGGCACAAAGAACATTGACCAAGGTGTGCGACTACAGATTGAACCAGATTCGCAGACTAAAGTTCCTGTGTTGTATGGACAAGCATACTTTAGTGGTAACATATTCGATGCGCGAATGAGTGCAGACAATAAGACCATGTGGTATGCTCTGGCACTATCTGAAAGAACCGGTGTTAAACTAAGTGACGGCACGGCATCAACCTACGTATTCAATAACGTATATCGCAATGGACAACGCATTGTGTTTCGTGCAGATGGTATTACTTCAAGCTATGCCGTAGACACTAATGGCGCCATTGATCAAAGCATCGACGGACTGTTTGAAGTATATCTATATGCAGGTGATTCAACGCTTGGACAAGTTCCACAAAGTTATACTGGCACAGTGCCCGACGCTTACACTATATTTCCTGAATGGACAGCACTAACACACCCAGCCGACGACTTAATATTTGCCATAATCAAAGTCAACTATAGTCGTGACAAGAACGTTACGGAATTGGGCAACATACTATTTCAAGTAGAAAACAGTATGAACTTGCCCGGTGATGTTGTTAAGGACTACTTGACCTCAACAGTTTACGGGTTGGGTATTGGCGCAGCCGACCTTGACACAACTACACTTGATGATCTGAACACCTACAGCGCAACCTCTGTGGCATACAATGACGAAGGAACAGGTGCGCAAACACTACCTAATCGTTACCAGATAAATGGTTTGGTTGACACTGACGAAAACGTATTAGAAAACGCTGAGAACCTATGTAGTGCCGCCGCAACTTGGTTGACATACGACACACAAGCAGGCGTTTGGGGCGTGGTTATTAATAAGGCCGCATCAAGTGTTGCCAGCTTTAGTGATGCGAATGTATTGGGGTCCATTGGTGTGGGCGGCACTGGACTTACTGACCTTTATAACAGCGTCAAAGTAGAATTCCCACATCGAGACTTGCGTGATAGCAGCGACTTCATTAAGATTGAAATCCCCGCCAATGAACGCAATGCTAATGAGCCAGACAACACGCTGGTTATCACATACGACAATATTAACGAAGCTGTTCAAGCAGAACTATTAGGCTTTATAGAGTTGAAACAAAGCCGTGTGAATCTAATGGTTGATTTTGAAGTTGACTACAGTTACATTGGATTGAAAGCCGGTGACGTTGTTGACCTAACCAACTCAAGTCTTAACTTTACTTCAAAGCTGTTCCGTGTTATTACCGTAACAGAAAGCCAGAGTGACGATGGCATTACACTTAAGATATCCGCACTAGAATACGATGCAGACGTTTACAGTGTGATCAGCATCACACGCTTTACAAGAAGTAATGCCGACGGTATTATTACCATTGGCAGTATTGGCGAGCCTAGCATTCCACAAATAACCAAGTTTGAAAACAATGCACGACCACGCGTTCAAATGGAATCATTAAGTCCCACAGGTGTTGTGGAAGGTATGGAGTTCTGGCTTAGTAACGATGTAAACAGTGCGGAAAGCGCAAGAAGCTACACACTGCTCACGACCAAACGTCAGGTCAATGCCGAAACCTTTCCGGCTAACACCAACGTAATTGCAGATGTAGATAGTCTAGACACTAGCGAATTTGTTATTAAGACACGTGGTGTTAACAGTGTAGTAACAGGACCGTTCTCCGACCCAAGTGTTACTGTGGTATACGCGCCAAAACAAGTAACCAATGCCATAGACCCAAATACAGATGCGTTGGACAACACGGGTGCGCTGGCAACAGCACTTGGTGTCCTCACGCTGCTCAACAACCTAGATGACATCTACGCGGGCTTTACCGGCGGCGAAGGATTATTTGATGTAATATTTGACACATTCAAAGACGTTACGGGCGTGGATCTTGTGGGCGATGCCAGCGGCGGAACACTTGTGGTCAGTGCGGAATTAGCTACTCTTGTCAACGGCACTGTTGTAACAAGTAACACCAACAGCTACGACTTTGTGGGCGGTGATTTAATTGTAAGCAAAGACGTAGATGACAACATTACCATCGACTTTACTAATTTAGTTGACGCCGCCGCCAATTTACCTGATGGCAAAGCCAACAAAGACATATTAGCTTGGGACGAAAACTTACAAGAATGGAGACTTATCAGTGATTGTATTACTTGTGAGTTCCCAGAAGTTCCACCCGACCCACTACCTGGCGAAGTCGGAGGTCCTCCGATTCCTTGTATGATTAGTATTGGAAGCACTCTTCCTTCAGACAAAGCAGGTTGGACAATTAATGATTGCGAAAACAGTGATGTCCCAATTAGCGGACCTTACTACATATCATATGGTGATATTGTTGGCTCTGTTATAGAAGGTGTAGATCAAGGAATAATTCCTTGGTATGCTCCATTAACATTGGGAAGCGGCAGCATTAGTTTATACACTTCGGACGGAACACTTCAACAAAGCGTATTGGCAACTTCATGCAGTGTTTACAACAATGTATTGGAGATCCCCTTTGGTAATCGTGATCTAGGCACAGATTATTACATTATTATGGACGAAGGTATTGTAACCACGTGTGACGGTTGTGTAAGTCCAGCAATTGATGACCCAACAGTTTGGAACTTTACAACAAGCTCAATAGTAACTGCGGGCTATGGTATCCCAACACAAACGGCGATCACAACATTTGACCCTGGTCCTGACCCAACGTATTCGCCCCTGACAATAACAAGTATTACACCAAATAATGACCAGGTGAATTGTAACAGCAGATCAGTTACAATAACGTTCAGCGAAGCAGTGAAGCTGCCCGCCGGCGGAAGTGCAGACGTATTCATTGAGGAAATTCCGACGGGCAACATTGTAGCAAGCATTCCTGTTGGCGACTTTGTTATTGTGGGTAATACAGCAACGTCTGGACCAATAACAGCATTTGAAAGTGGCGGGACTTATAGAATCATTGTTTTGCTAGACACTTTTGAAACAGATAGACAAGATGTGGTGCGCAGCGATAACCGTTGCAGTATCAATTCTGAAGATACATTTGTGCCACCACAAGACGGCAACGCGTTTGCAACCATAACTGCCTATATTAAGCCAGCAGTTACATATGACTACTTAACTATCTGTTCGGGTTCTTGGGGAACGAACGTCAATGACAAGACTAATAGATTAAGTAATCTTGAGTTAACGTTTACTGCTCCAATCTCAGTTAAACCTGACAGTCCAGCCAACCTTCACATATACGATGCGGGAGGCTCACTACACCAGACAATTGATTTGAGAGGCTCTTATCCAACAGAAAGCGAGTTGGTTACATTGGGTAGTGATACTATCAGTGTTAACCCAACTCGTATGTTTGCTCTGATTACTGAATATTATGTGTTGGTAGACGACGGTGTTATACTTGATAGTTGCGGCAACACAGTCACAATTAATAATCCAAATCAGGTTACTTTCAAAACAGAAGGTCTTGAAATACAAAACAGTGAAAACACTCCTCCAACTAGTCACAATGCAGACGGATCACAAAATGTTGGATTTGAATTAGAAAGCACAGACTTTGTTCAAGGCACTGGCAAGATCAACATATATGACAGTAATCAAGTATTGGTTAGGCAGCTCGATGCTAACGACCCCGCAATTACATACAGCGAAACGATTTAAGGAAAGCTAGATGGCCATAAAAGAAGCAGCAGCAAGTTTAACAGCGACATTTACACTTACTGTCACTGACATCGTTAGGTATCCATTCTCACGTCCAGACAGCATCTTATTAAGAGCAGATACTGATATGACTGTCAGAATGCCCACCTATGTAACCATTGACTTTGACAGTCTGGGGTTGTCTACTGTAGAAGCAGAAGCATTTACTTTTGAAATAGAAGAAGGATTCATTACAGAAAACACGCCGGGGCGTGTAGCGTATCCTAACCCCGCCCAAGAAATGTTTACTATAAAGACAGCAACACAATTTGCTGCTTTGCTTGACAGTGC